AAGGGTTAGCCCAGATACAAGATGAAGCACAGAACATGAAGAACATGTCTGAAGAAGATAAAATCTATAAACAGATAAAAGACTATGAGACTAACTCTAATGAAGGACAAAAACTAAACGATAAACAATTGGCAGGATTCGAAAAGACAGAAGAAGGGAAGAAGGCTGTCGCGAAATATAAAAACGAAGGTGGCGCTGTTGCAGCACCAGCGAAAGCTGCAGAAGGAAAACCTGCAGATAGTTTCAAGGGAACGAATGCTGATACAGCTGACCTCATGTCTTCAAAACCTGCAGAAAGTTTTGATGGAATTAATTCTGATACGGCTGATCTATCAGCTAATAGAAGAAACCCAGATGTTTATGGTAAGTCTGCAGAAAACTTCGCAGGAAGTGGAGAGTCGTTCGGTGGAAATGATAACAGCACTACAGTTGTTAACGCACCAGTGAATAATACTACAAAACAAATTAATACAGTTCCAACACCAATACGTAATCAAGAAGCATCTGTCAATTCATACCTTCGCGACAGATACACATAAAAAATGGGGAGCCGAAACTCCCCATTCTCTTTAGCCTTCCTTGGCTATCTTTTCAAAATAAGACATAACATCATCGTCATCTTCATCAGAATCAACTGACTTCATAGTTGGTGCTGGCTTAGAAGAAATCTTTGGCGCAGCTGCCACTGGACGGTCTTCTTCTTCAGCAATACTTGCAGCAGATTTAGATACGTAGCTGTCACCAGATAAAACTTCCTCAAGTTTTTTCTTGAGTTCGTCATAAGACTTGAAGTTTTTACGGTCGACAAACTCAGACAGTTTATAACGCCCATTCAGTGCATTCTCAATTTCTTGATCTGTACCAATTGGTCCAGGTTCACTGAACACTGATTCGTCATAGTTAGCATAACCATCTTTCTTACGCATACGCAGTTTGAAGTTGGCACCAGCATCGAAGTCAAAGACATTGACTGGTTTCTCATCTTCAAATGTTGGACGTGCTTTATCCATAATCTTATCAAAGATTTTCTTGCCAAACTTAAACAGTTTGACCTTACCTTCATTCTCTGGATGCTTTGGATCGGAAACGATAAGAACATTAGCAATAAAACTTAGTTTACGCTTTTGTTTGCGAGCAATATCTTGATTGGCTTGAACGCCAGAGTTCCAGAGACGTGAGTTTAGTTCACCGACTGGATCGTTTTCGCCAAGAGTGGTCAAAGAGTTTTCGATATACCACTTACCTGTTGGTCCTTGAAAACCATGACTAAAAATCTTAACCCATGGAAGTTCGTCTTCGTCATGCTTAGGTAAGAAGCGAAGTGTTGCTGTGCCATTACCTGCCTTATCACCCTCTAACCGCCAGAAGCGATCATCGACGTAAGACTTTGTGTTACTTGTTTCGGGATTCGCAATCTTCTCAAACTCACCAGCGATTTTGCTGAAGTCCGAGTTGCGCATTTTACGTAGTGCTTGAATGTCCATTATATTTCCTTTCGTATAAACGTAGTATGAACGTGGTATTAATTAGTTTGTTTTTGTACTTCATCTATTTCAAGTTCTACAACTTCTTCTACTTCATAATTTTCTTCAACATAACTATTTAGCGTTTTCATACCGTGGGTTTTTCTTCCCATGGCATGTCTACTATGTTTTCCAGAACGCCCACTGGAAAAATCATCGTCAAATTTTTTCGCTTGACGAGTGTAAGTCTTACCCATGATTAATCTTTTAATTCGTCTACAAAGTTTTTGATAACAGATTCAATTTTCTTTTTATCGAACTTAATGAATCCACCCAATTTCTCTATCCTCCGTATATCAGTTTCCCAGAGCAGGAGCATAGAAGAATTTTGTTTCCAGTTCTCAAGAAGTTTCATGTAGCTGTCCATTATTGCAACAGATTCAATGGAGATTTGTTTTCCAAGGAACATCTTAAGTATACCTGGATACTGAATATTAGTAAAGTAAAATATCTGTTTCTCGCTCAGCTTTTCTTTGTGTTTGTACATAAGAATCCTGGAGCAATCATCTGAGAAGATCTTTGTGATCGATTGCTTGCGGCGAGTCCATTCCATAAGATTGTCCAAAGAATCCGAAAAGGAATCTAGGGAATACTCATTACTATATGCAAAATTTGCAACATAGAACTGAATCAAATCTTTATCGACTGGGAACTTTCTTGCAAGTTTCTCAAACAGATAAGAATCATTTCTGGCATTAAATGCTTCACGTGTACCTTTGACATTTCCTCGGTTCTTAAACACATCGAAACCGTCTTTCGTGAAATGCAGTTTAATAGCCATGTAATACTTATAGGCTTTAAATCCGTCCATTATGCATCAAGTTGTGCTTGTTTAGGTAAGTAATTAAGTTCTCTAAAATCCATCTCGATTTTATCTTTGAGCGATTTAGTTATATATCTGGCTACATCATCTGGCTCAAGATAGTTCTCTCGGCAGTATTCTAAGACAGCATCCATGTAAGATGTTCTCTTTTCTGCTACTATTTTTTCTATGTATAACGAAAATTCGTTTGCGCTTTTAAACATTTTTGATCTATGTAAAATTTGGTTCGGTTAATAGTATTCTCTACATTTTGATACTCTTTGAGTTTCTGTTTGTAGAGTTTCCAGACTGGGCTCGCATCAACATCGTCATCTGCATCCAACTCATACGCAGATAGAAACATACTGAAGAACTTGTCCAGTTTCATCTTTTCGATAATCTTCTTATCTCTAAGATCCTCTAGTTCTCGCATGGTATAATCACTTAGGTTAATCATTGGAAATTACTTTCTTATCATAAAATGCTAAATCTAAATTAAGTCTTTCATTCTCATCGTGTACACGTTTGTACAGTTGATGTGCATCGGATAGTTTTTCTTTCATACATTGCATTTCTTTATAGTGCTGCTGCTTAAGCAGTTCTATTCTTGTTGATAGTTCAACGCAATGCTGACAGAATTCTGACATATTACCTCCTCATCTTGGCGATATCGATCGCCTCTTCATCAGTAAAGATAGGTACGGCATTTGATTTGTGCAAAGTGCCGATACCCTTCATGGCAGTACCAGTATACATCTGTTGTTCTTTTTTAGTACATGGTCCACCTGTGAATGGCAAACTTGGGATATTAGGCGTCTCCCGACGAGCAGGTTTCCCAAGAAAACATGCATCGGCACTCATCGAAACTGATTTCTTAGAGGTCTTCGGTGCATGTTTTTTAACCATCAGTTCCCAGTCTGCTTGCAACTCTCGCTGCTTTGCATTGGGTTTACGTTTCTTCGACTTGCCAACAGTAGTATAAAGTAACATAGTATATTCCTTCATCAAGTACATAACTCAATTATACCCTATTTCTGAATTAAAGTAAACCCCCTGGAGACCCTTATTTTTCCTTCCTCGAGGAGGTGGTTGGAGTGTTTCCATGAGTTGCAGCGTAAACCGAGCATACAATGTCCGACTCAGACTTGTAGGCACATCTTACAGCAATCGGGTCAATACCTTTTGCAATAGCATTATCAATGTTGGTTTTCATGCTCGCATCTTTATGCACATAATACCATGCAAGAGATATAATACATGAAACTAATACAACTGAAATTGAAATAAACAAAGCAAGTTCTCTCATCATAATCTCCTTAATTTTACCAAGATCCATCATCGACACTCCCTCTTATCCATAGCGGTCCAACAGAAATAAAAAAGCCATGAATATGTGGATTCAAATCATCTGGTTGCATTGTTGTGAAACGAAAATCCCAATGGACAGGATTTACTACAATCCCTATCCAAAGTCCTGAGTATTTTAAATAGTTACTTAAGATCCTTAACATCGTCGCAGATTCCTAACTTTTTTGCTTCTGGCGCAGACAACCAAACGTCTTGCGGTGGCAAAAGCAATTCTCTTATCTTTGCTTCCGATAAACCAGTACACTTCTTGTAATGCGCAATCATCTTTTTGGTTGTCAAATCATACTCTTTAACTTGCGCAAACAATTCGTGCTCTTTACCGAAAGCACCCCACGAATACTGGTGAGAAAGAATAGAAGTATTCGGTGTAAGAATACGTTGTCCCTTCGTACCAGAAATGAACAATAATAATCCAGCTGAGGCAATTTGACCAAGACCAATTGTTCTAATTGGGATTGATGAACCTCGCATAGTATCTATCAAAGCGAATGTAGCATTTAAATCTCCACCTGGAGAACAGATAACCAGATTTAACATATCAGGAAGTTCTTCCTGAAAGTTCATATCAAGAACCCACTCAACGGCTGGTTTGCAACTCGCCAATGTAATATCTTCCATTAAAAGATAAAACGAATGACGTGAATCTTTACCTGACTTCAGTTGAATATTTAATTTATCTAACATCATCAATTCTTTTCTTTATAAAAAATGTGTCTTCCAATAACAACTGTTCGTTCAAGCCCACGCCAACGTGGATTAACATAATCTGCATGATAAAACAGTGCTCCATTAGTAAAATCAGCCATTCGTTCGTAATTAGCATAGACATGAAGAGCTATATCCTTCGCCTGCTCATACAGATCTTGACTTCTTACAGAAGGCATTTTACAATACCACGTAAACTGACACGTATGGTTAGTCTTTTGTTTAACCACACCGCAGATATCTTTTGGATATCGTTCGTCATATACTCTGTTAAGAGTAACTAATCCCACAGCAATCTTGCCATCACGTGGCTCGGTTGCTGCTTCGTGATAAATGTTTGCAGCCAGACAATCAATTTGTCGCTGCGCGTCTCTAGTTAGTTGAGTATATTCAACTTGTAATAATTTAGATGGCATATACTGAGTCATTGCTAGTGATACTGCCACTGGTATCGCTGCAAGTATTAATGAAAGAATTATTAATTTTGATCGCATATCGATCTCCTTAATTAGGTGGACGCGAACGCCCACCAATCCAATCAAAGGGACTTTTTGCTAGTCTTTTCTATTGTAGTTTGTTGGATGTTTGAAACAAATCCGTTTAGAGTTTGCGCTTTCGCGATAACATCGGATTCAGAAGGGTATGGAGGGAAACCAGGATGATCTGGCATTTCACCGCCATTTATTTTGGCTAGGTCTACTCGCATAGACCATTCGTTAGTGATACGTTCACGATGAGCATAATAATCTTGTTCTAACATTTCTTTCGCCATTTTTAGTAGTTCAAGGCGAATCTCGAACGGTGTCAAGTTTGACATTTACTTCTCCTTTTGTGTGATGTGTGTAAATGGTAGTTTTGTAGGGTTCTACCAACCCTCTGTGTAATATTATTTAGGCAATATTATTTCTTTGCTTCTTCTTTCTTAGCTGGTGCTTTTGGTGTTGGCTTGTCACCCTTTGGTGCTGGTGGGCACTTACCATCTTTATCCTTCTTCACACAGTTTTGTTCTGCGGCTGCTGCTGGCTTTGCATCTTTCTTTGCTGGCTCAGCTGCAAAAGAAACTGTTGCTATTGTCATTAATGCTGCGGCTAATACTGTCTTCATTTTATTTCCTTTTATAAAAGTTAAGATAACATCTAACATCAGTTCGTCACTATCATCACAGTACAAGATACCTATGGGTATCGGTTGCTGTTGTGTAGCAAAGACTTACTAATTCGTGGTAGGTTATTCTGTTACGAGGAAACCTACCGAAACCCTAAGCAGTGTTTAGGCTGCTAATGCGAACTGTTCGTCGTTTGCGTTTACGTTGTTTACTTTTAACGACTCTCTGTGTCGGGTAGCCTTTAGAGATACTTTACTGTCAATCGATTTCCTGTTCACCCCCATCAGAAACATACTATTCTTGATTTAATCAAGTGCCTTCGTTAGGGTCTGCAACAGTATGTTTTTGGTGGAGGTGGGGGCATCGAAGCCCCGTCTTGTCCAGATTTCTTTCTATCAGTTTACTACCATTACTCTACCTCTAGAATATCCTAGAGATAAAAATTCGTTAAGCATTTCTATCTTGATTTTTTTATTACCAAACTCTGGATGAGTCACCCAACAAGTGCCATACTGAGAATTATTAGATCCCTGCTGGTGCTTATTTTTAGCCATAGTTATCTTTTTCTTAGCAATTGCTTCTGGTGTATTTGCTAAAATAGAAACTTGTTTTCTAAATTCTTCATTTATAGAGAAATTATTGACTGACTTAACTCCAGACCATGGATTACCAAACATTCTTAGTCTTTCTTTTGCAGCTTCAC